AATTTACGTCACCATAAGGCCCGCGCTCATTGTATTTTTCAGAATTACCAGTCGCAATTGCTGCGCCAGTTGTGTCTACAGGTGGCGGTGAGCTAGCTCCTTTCATAATCAAATCTCCTTTTTATGAATTCAATTCCAACATCGCTTTGTAATGTATATATACTAGTTGACAAGCTTGAGCCGCCTGAGTGAATGTTTGCTAATTTTAAAAATCCAAATTTCTCAAGTATGATGCATATTTTATTATTATCACGAACAATAGCGCTTAATGATTTACATCCAAGCTGGATAAAGACATAATAAAGACACGCAAAAATAAATGACCTAGGAATCGCCCTACCGCTTGTATCAATCAAAATGTGAGCAAATATATTAAGATTTGCGTATCCTTCAAAAATAACTCCACCAACTAAATTTCCAGTTTCATCATCTTCTAAACCAATGCAAACGCCCCTGCCATTCGTCCATACAGATTGCGTTTGAACGCCAATCCAATTCCCAACTCTATCATCCTGCCCAACAACAACTCGGATCATAAGACGCCCCCCACTTCGTAGACAAAATCAGTAGCAGACCAGGAAACCTCAGACTCCCTGGAGGCGACTTGCATTCTGAATGAAAACGAGTAGCCCTGCCTCGCAAAAACAGTCGCCCAACGCTTCTGAACTGCTGGGCCGGATGCCCACAAGCTAGAATTCCAAATGGCAAAATTCCACTTACTTCTAGCACTTTCCGTTGATCCAGGTATAGAGGTAAAATATGAGGTTTCAAAATCCACATCAACGCCCAATTGTGCATTAACGTCTTCTGATGATACAAGTGTTGGCCTTAGTAATTTCAAATGCTTCTGAATGCCATATGCGCCCATGTAGCTATATGCTTGCTGTACTTTTGCGATTACATTTGCACCAAAATCATTCAATCCTACAAACGCCTTGCAAACGTTATTATTAGAAGAAAAATATAACTCACCATTGAATACAATCCAATAAGTAGCCAACCATCCTGTGAATCTACACCAGGCACCTGTTACGGTATTCATAACATATTGATGCGTCTCAGAAAGAGATATTGGGACATTAACAACGCAGGCATTCTCTTTGTGAAAAATACAAGCCTGCCAACCTTTGTTCGAGCCGTATTTCGTAGCCGAATCCGCGAATGCAAAATCAATCTTACTACTAAGCGCCATGCTACGGTTGATGGATGAGGATTGCAGCGCTTTGCTGAGCGGATACACACCAGCTTGACTCAAAAAGAGCAAATCGCCCCCGAACTTAGTAAGACAGTTCTCCCCAATTGGTTCACCAATATAATAAGTCCCAACGTGAGCCCATGTGTCGGCGCTGGCCGGGTCGGTTCCTTTGTAAATAGCGATTTCACCCTCTGAGCTGGCAAAAACTGCATAGTCATCACTGCCACTACCGCCGTCGATCGTCCAAGTGTTAATCGCTCGTATCGAACCACCACGCGCGAATATCTGACCCATCGGAAATTCGGTCAATGCACCACCGATAGCACCTAATGGCAAATACCATGCAGAAAGTGATTGACGCTGAGAAAACCAAAGCCTCCTTTTAATCACGGCAACCGTTTTGAGACTAGTCGTGACCAAGCCGGTGATAGCTGGGCTGCTCGACCCATCCAACGGTGTCCACGTTAGGCCATCAAAAACCATAAGCCTATCTTGACCGTTCACAACTATTAAATAGTGGCCAGCAAGAGTCGTGAAATTGACAGACTGAATGTCACCCAGCGTAATTCCAATCAATGCCGGGCCAAATGCTCCAGCAACAGTCACGTCGTGAATGCCTGAATTCGTGGCGGCAAACATTTTTGAAGAGGATGGGCCATTCCAAGCAGCCAGCGACAGCACGCTGCCCGTTGCGCCGGTGGAGTGGAAAAGAGCCCCCTTCCTAATCCGAACCTCAGTCGCAGAAGGAAACCAGTTGTCGAGCAAAACCGCATCTTGCTTGGGCATATCAGCGAGAGCCGATGCGGCATTCCACCCACCAACTGGGGCCTGTATGCTGGTCGTTCGTGAGCGCCGAACCCCGCGCGCAATAGGCTGGCGCAACATCATAGCGGCCAATTTCCTGGAGAAATAACAATCCCAGGTGTTGCTTCGTAACGAGTCTGGCCCATGTCGAGAATTGGTCTAGAGCCATCCCGAGCAATTGCGTTATTCACCAACTCCTCATAACGACGGAAATCCTCCCCATAATCCAAACCTTTTTCTGATTTCCACTTCCAACGCAGACCGGCTAGCAGCAGCTGATCTGGAAATGTTGAAATGTCTGTTTGGCGAATGAATCTCGAACCTGGATTGGCTCCCACTTCATCAGTAACGCTGAATGTGCTTACATATTCAAAAGCATAAATATGACCCGCTATTCCTGCTGGTATTACAACAAGCTCACCACGAATGATTCGGTATTGATTCAATGGCCCCAATTTGCCGAGGGCCTTCGATGCCTGCCATTGCGCAGCCTCCAGAGGGCCAAATAAAGGAATCCGTGTTGTGCGATTAAATATTGTGTTATTGACAATAAATTTAAAACCGAAAGGGGCAAGAGATTGTATGAGGCCTTGGGATTCGGCTGCAACAGCTGGAAAAACCGCTTCTCGCTGCAAAGATGTCCACGCCCATCTATCGGTTAACTCTTCCAGCACCTCATTCAGCAACGCAACAATTTGCAGCGCTTGAGCATCCCTTGATCCGTCCAGTAGGGCTGGGCTAGGAATGCCGGTGCGCAAGCAAAAAGTATCGACTAGCTGAAAAAGGTTCATGCGTCTTGCTCATTGAGGAACTTTTCAAGCTGGACGGCTAGCTGAGTAACCTGCATCTGAAGCTCGACGTTTTTTGCTTGAGCCTGCTCATACTGGACGCGCAAAGCATTGATCTCTTCGGCCACTTTGCCAGTATCCGCACTTGCAGCAAGCCATGCCTGAGCCTTTGCCTTCAGGTCGCGACCACCCATGCCAATTCTGGTGATGATCTCCTCGTTTGCCTGAGCAAGGTCTTCAACGCAAGTAACGTGCGCGTTGAGTAGCAGTTTGACTTGAGCGGGGCTTGCTGCGGGCCAGTTTTTAATCGCTGTGCCATTAATAGGTGCCTCTTGCCCTTTCTTCCAATGGTCAAAGACACCCTGAAAATGCGAATACCAGCTTGCTGGAATGCGAGCGGGCTCACCTGAGCGCCCACCGCCTGACTGCTCACGCATTTGCTCAAGCCATTCATCGGCGCGACGCTCAATCCGATCCTTCGACCCTATAGGAGTAATAATTGCATAGTCAACATCCTTCACGCTGTAGCGCCCACTCGCAATGGAGGCGGCGCGATCCTCCTCTGACTTGACTTCAAAAACTACATACGGGGGGCGATCTTCTTTCGACATTACTGATCCTTAAGTGATTTGCGTCTGAGTGGATGCGTGGTTGAAATAGACAATGTTCACCGACGTACCCGATGGCGTGGTAAATGTAAATGTCACCGGGCCAGAAACACCAGTCGTCGTATCCAGGGTCAAAATGACATTGTTAGACGTATCAATTGATGCTATGGCTGTGCCGGGTGTAATACCTGTTCCGGTGACAGACATCCCAACAAACATCCCCTCAGAATCAGGCACTGCGAGGATTTTTGAACCAGCCGCAGCCTTGCAGCCTTGCTTTACCAAAAGCCTTCCATTTTGCTCCACGACATAAGCGCTAATGATTTGCCTACCAGCAGACACCGGGCCCATCTGCCCAATAATAGTGCTGGATAAGTACGCAACCGATCCAGCAGCTAGAGCCGCTGTGGCCAGGACTGGGAAAATGCCGCTAAGCCCAAACCAACCATATTGACCCGCGCCGAAGCTGCCAAGAGAAACCGCTATTGGCCTGCCGCTATTGGGGGTAATCTGAGCCCCAACCGCGTCATATCTGAAACTGTTATCGGGGTCAAAAACTGGAACCAAGTTCACAAGACTTTGCGCGCTAATCACAGAGTTTGCGCGAACCCAAATAAGAGTGGCCCCACCCCAAAAATTATCTTGAACATTGATGATTCGACCATGGCCAATTCTAGGCGTGAGGTCTTGAGCAAGGTTGCCAAAACCCTGGCCTGGCTGACCAGCAAGTGGACTGATTTGTGCGTACATACCGTTCTCCCTAGGGTTTCATAACGCCCTGACGAGCGCGATTTGTAACTTCCATATTGCCCATCCACAAAACAGGAACAACAACAGCATCCTGGTTAATCGGGGTCATGTCGCTCATAACGGTCATATTCGCATCTTTATGCGTGCACAATCTCAAATAGTCCGTGTTTAAGAAATAGGCGCGATTCGATGGAATGCCCGATCCGCCATCAAAAATAACATCGGCATTTTTGTATTTCAGACTGGTGAAGCCGCCTGATACTTGTTTTGAGTCCGTGTATCTCTTAATTGCAACTTGCGACTGCTCGTAAAGACTGAAATAGTTATTGTCACAAACGATCAAGTCAGGCTTGTCATCGCCACGAACCAACTCAAGCCACAACTGCAACCATAATGATTCAATCGTTGTTGAGCTGACTACTACAGCGCCGCCACCCTGAATTGGAGCCGCAGCAGACTGGACTTTGCTTTGCCAGAATGGCCAGGCGTTTGAATCAATACCGCCGACAGTGCCTCCGCCTGTGTCAGCAACCAGAACTTGAAGGCCGCCAATCTGATTTGGAAGTGTGCCGTCAGAGTAAACATCCGAGCTGAAGTTATTCTTGAACGTCCGAGTGGCGTTTTTCATTCGAGCTTTGACAAGATCGGAAATCTGAGACTCGCCACTGTTTACCCTCATTTCCAATCCGCTTGCAACGACGTTAACGGCAATTTGACGCCATTGGAATTCAGCAGCAGTAATGACATCTGATGCTGCAATGTTCAGCACGTCATAGCCGGAATAGCGCTGATATGTTGAGTTGTTGGCGTAATCCAAAGTGGTAGCAATGGTTAGGCCGCCACTCAAAGATCGAGTCATTCCCTTCTCATTCAATCTGCTAAGAAGAGCATTATTTTTACTAACGCTATCAACAATGGTTTTTCGATGATTTCTAAATGTCGTCGCGACTAACTCGCTGAAAACTGCACTAGGTGAAGGCATGGTGGGCTCCTATATGTATTCAATGCTATCTTGCCATAATGGCGTCGTATGTCTCTTTGATAGTGTCATCAATGCTTTTATTGCTGGCCGTGTCGCCACCATGTTTTGCACTCACAGTTATATTTGACGCCGATGCGGCCTTTGCTGTCTTTAACTTATCCAACCTCGCTTTCTCAGCGCTCTTGGTGGATTTAGCAGCAGCATTGGCAAGATGTTTTTCTCGCACAGATGCATTTAGCCAAATAGCCTTATCATACGCGTCTTTCAAATTAGAGCAAATTCCTTTTTGAATGAGATCGGCCATATCATTGCTTAGTTCGTGAAAATGAACATTCGCAGGGTCTTTTGAGAATGACTCAATCTCTGAGTTAATACTTGATCGAACTTCCTGATCTCGATACGACTTCAATTGCTGGATTTCTTGTCTAACCTGCTCAAGCTGACTATTAACAATAGCCACTTCTGGGTCAATATATGGACGCTCTTGATTCAATTGCTCGAGATTAATCCCATAATCGGATGCAGCTTTGCGAAAAACTTCGAGTTTTTGCTCTGGCGATCCGCGCTCCATGACATCAAAGGAGGAGAGCAAGCCTTTTACATGATCAACTGGATCGGCTCCACGCGCCTGTAGCTGGGAAAGATAAGGAGCTAGGGCCTGCTTGAAGCTATTACCATAACCAGCATCAGCTTTGTAAGACTCAATCCCACTGAAGATGTCAGCTTCTCGTTTGAGGATTTCGGCTTGAGCTGCCGCTGGCAATTGATCCCATACTACGGCGGCCTCTTTGCGCCATGTATTGGGGGCCGATGTCTTGGACTGTTCGGCCTCGACATTCTGGTCAGCGCCTTGTGTGTTTTGTGTGGATTCCGTTTCTTGATTGACTTTTTGGATGGAATTACTGCCTTCTATCTCATCCGTAACAGCATCCGCATCCGCATCTGTATCTATGCCTTTCATCGTCTCATCAACAGCCGCATCCATATCAAAATCATCCATGATCAAATCCTTGTAATCACAGCCTCATGAGAGGATGCTTGTTTAAATAATTCCGAACGAGAAGATTCCGGCAGAGAGCCAATGAAGTCATCAACTGTGCGATCTATGCTGGAGTCAAATTCACTTTCTGACCGCTTTCTGGCGTTTATCGCATCCTGAGTCTCGCCAGGCTCTAAAATTCGACACCCATGTCTAGCAAGATTCTCCCGATGCGCCGCCCGGCCCTCAATTGATTTACCCGTTATCGGGCACTGGTATCTGTCAAAATCAGGTGCAATCCTTACCGCACTTAATTGACGAGCGCCATTAGAGCCGCAAGACCCACAAGGCGCAGGCAAATCCATTTCAGCCATGCGCCTAAATAGCTCATAACGAATTAAACATTGCGGGCATTTAAAGCAATAAATCGGCATTTGCCTTCCTTTCTGCAATAATTGCTTTCTGACGTAATTCTTCCATTTTAAGCTGATGCTGAGCGACTAAAAACTCAGCTTGCATAGATAATTCTTGAATTTTCAATTCATGCTCCCTCTCTTTAATGGCTAACTCTTGCTGAGCCAGTGGGTCATCCTTTGGATCGGTAGGCTGCGGTGGAGGCTTTGCATCTTTAAGAAACTCTTCAATTTCGGTTCCGAATCTGAATCTGCGAATAACAGCAAGAAGCATCGCATTAGCCGCGTCAAAAGGCAATGCACCAGATTGCACAAGAGGAGCGACGCCATTCAAGAATTGACTGACGGCATTTAGCAGTTCGGCAATGTTCTCTTTATCCTCAGTCGCCTCAGCATCAACTGTCGAATTAGTCTCAATGTCAATTTGATAATTGCGCTTTTTGTCACTTTTGAGTAGGGTAAGTAAATCCTCTTGAGTGGGCTCATCAAGTTGTTTGTGAAGCTCAGGAGGTATCTGCTCAGGAGGAATTTGATTGGCCTGCATTGCCAATTCCTGTTTCTGCTGCTCGGTAAGAAATCGCAAACCAGTGATACTAAAAATGGTGTCTTGTGACAGCCTGTTAACAGAGGCCTCCAACATCAAACGCAGGATATCTCTCGCATATCGAGCGACTTCTTTTTGCAATCTCTTAAGCCGCAGCGTTCCCCACTGATTTTTAAGTTGCTGGGCCCCAAGGGTTTCAGAGGCCTGAGATGACCCTCTCATAATGTCGGCAATGCCAGTTATCTCATATATCACCTGCTTGACTTGCTGACGTTGCTGATACAGTTGTTGCAGTACAGAAACTAGCTTATCAATCGGAAGCAGCATGATGGTTTTATCCAGCGACCCCCCTTGAGCAAACAGAGCAGCCGCATTTTGAACCGGCACCAGCTCATTATCATCAGCTCGCAGCACTGATCCAATTTCAGCCACGGTGGCGTCATACAGGCCTCTAACCTTCATAGCTGCGACAATTTTGTGTATCCGCTGAGTGACAGAATTCAATTCTTTTGCCTGCTCGCTGTACATCCGGTATAGGGGTATTGGAATTAGGTCATCTATTGGGGTTGCGAATGATATTGGTCTGGGACAGGGGAAAAACCCCTCAAGCCCTAGTGGATCATCAACCTCCTTAAGGAAGGCGTCAGCATGAGACGGTGTAGCAAAAAGCACCCTTCTTGAATCCTTGTCCCATATTTCAAAAACGTGAGCCAGATGCGGCTTTTTATCTCGACCCTCGCCATAATTATCCCTCATCATTTCACCCAAAAATTCCATTTCCTTTGGTGCATCAGGGAAATTTTCCTTGACCTCGCTGGCAGTCAAATAGTGCTCAAAAGCCACCCAGCGAACACTTTCCCACTTTTTTCCGTAGCCATGAGTAAAGCGATTCCAAGGAATGGGATCAACGCAAATACTCTCGTAATTAACTTCATCACCTTCAATCCTGCTGTCGTATTTGATGCGACATATTCCACGACCGGTTACCAATGCCTCCAGAACACTGGATCGCATAATGTCATCAAAGCACGCATAATTAACATCACCTGAGTCCATCAGGTACGACAAAACACGCTCGCCTAGCTTTGCCGCCTTAGGTGAAACAGGATCATCATCTTTAAACCTTTGCCCAATTACAGGCCTTGGAACTGAGTTGTAAACCGCCGGGCCTAGTGTCTCTGTGTTTGAATATAGGATATTAAAGCTATGAATCTTATCCTTGCTACTCTCATACATCTGAACCAGATTTTCACTCTCTTTTCTGAACTGCCTTTCACGCTCAATAGATCGCTGAACCTCTGCGATCCACCAGGCGCAATTTTTAATATCTGCTTGACTCATTATAAATTACCATGTACTAAGAAGAGCGTCACGCAATAAGTAACTCTCGAAATCGGTACCAAAGTCACCAGGATGAACATCATCAAAGTTGTAACCAGGTTTATATCTCGGAGGCTGAGTGTTGGCCGATACTGCAAAATCATTATCAACTAATGTCGCAACTCCTGAATTACATAACGCCCTAATTTGATTGTTATAAGAAATGCGCTCTAAATCCTGTGGAGTAGTCCAAGCTTGATTTGGAACCATTGTAACAAGAAATAAATTGATACGATTTGATGTGCAATAAGATACAACCCCGAGGACTTTTGCCATACTTGTCGCGGCAATAAATTTACTCGTTGGGCCATCGTTTGGAGACCCAGCATGCATGACAATATCTGTTGGAAGCAATGAGTCTGCCGCAGCTAACCCAGCTGGAATAAATACTGATGAATTTTGAGCGCTATACCCGGCATTGATAAAAGTAATGGGTCTAGATGGGGTGGACGCTCTGGCGCAAGCTCTAAGTGCATAACAACCAAAGACATTGCCTGGTAATTGAGTTGCATTGGCCTCACCAATGGAATCTGCTATAACCAAAACAGAGCGCGCACTTGGCACTTTAAATGCATATTGGATACTTACCCAAAATCCTGACCCAGCCAAGCTACCTGGCTCCAATGTTAAATTCGCAACGCCATTGGCTGCATTTATAATTCCAGATTGATATAATCTGTGGTAATCCTTGGCTAGCATTTCAGGGCTATTCCACTGTGTAACACCAAACGGGCCAGATGGGCCTGAAAATGGATTTGTCGTTCCATCATGGTAAATGCGCAACATAAGAAGCGGCCTCTTGCCACCGTCAGTTCTAGGCATTGAATCGCATGGTATCCAATCAGACCATGGACTTTCACCAGGCAGGAAACTTGCTCCAGCCCCTACATTAGCTGACGCCAATCCGCCCCATGTGCCAGCTCTCCACCCATCCGGGTTGGCTTCTGATGCCAGTGTAGTAATGAAATTGATGCCGTCTCTGGTCGGGCGAAACAACTGACTTGCGTTCGATGTTTTAGCTGTAGAGGTTGCAGCTACTGCAAACGTCCACCCGTTAGATTGGGCGGCATCTCGACCATGAATCTTTATTCGCACAGCCGCAAATGGGGCCTCAGCTTCGCGTTTGATGCAATTAGTCCAGTTTGCTGTTTGACCAGCAGAAGAATTAGTACCGCCCACTATTCGATCAGTTGCGGTAGAACCACGCTTGGTTAGCCCTGTAACCGTTTGAGAATTCAGAATAGATGGCTGAGATAGCTGATTTCCCCCCGCTGGCATGACTGGCGCGCCTCCAAGGCTCCCAGAAAGCAAACCTGATGCGTCGCCAGGGTATCCTCTAACAATTGTCATGATTGATCCTTTTAATCTTAGACTCTCTTGCAATTATCTCATTAATAGTCATATCGACTGGATTTTTTAATTTCTCAACTATAGCATCACCCCTTGTAAACCAAGGTCGCGACATCAAGGCATAGCGAGTCTCATCAATTGCATGATCTTCAGCTTCTGTGTCTAAGTCCTCTGAATTCTCATCCTCATGCTGCTGTATTGGGAATGTCCGAACAGTGTTGGCGCAGCAGTCTAATACATAAAACATTGGTACGCCATTGGCACCAACTAGCCGCTGCCGAATTTGATTATGACCAGCCTTACGATTATTGTCACCAAGATTCCAGGCGCACCCATGAACAGACATGATCTCTAAAATGCTTGGGCCACCAAAGTGGTTTCTAATTGACGGATCGGCCACTCCATACCAAACTCTTGGCATGCTTTTCTCTCTCTCAACAATACCTTTTGCAATCAGGTCTGCGCCAATTTTCAAGCCTTTGCGTATGCCGGATGGTGTTAATTCCGCCCCATACCATTCTGCGTACTTAATAATCGCGCCCTTTGGGAGAGTTCTGCCGCATCGCGTGTGCAAATCTTTGGATAAATGAGCATACCAGCCAACGCTAAACGGGGAGCTTTGGCCCCAGTCAAATGCCCTAAATCGAATCTCATCTTTCGGAATCAGATCGATAACATCATCAACTCGAAGAACATGCTTCTCATCAGACCACTCGGAAAAGAACGCGCCATCAACTGCATTCCAGTCCCCATTGAGCCAAGCTCTAACGAGAGCCTCAGAGCCTGACTGCCTTAGTTTTAAAACATAAGTTGGGTCATTCTTTACTAATAATATATTATCACTTAATTTAGACGGTATAAATATCCTGTCCAAACTAACGCTATGAGTTACACCATCTAATTCTATATCTGAGGAACAAGTTATTATCTTATAACCAAGAGGCGCAGGATCAATATACCTTGCTTTAACCCAGTTATGCCCAGGGCCCCCAGGATTGCCTGTGAACCTCATTGCAGTTGGAACTCCTGACCCACTTCTCAGGGCAGCTCTTAGCATATTAACTGGAGCAGGAGATGGGAAATTCGTCAACTCCTCAATATAAATTCTGGTGTAGTTGTGCCCCTGATAATTCTCAGCATCCTGGTCTCTGTCCAAGTACGAGAACCTCAGCCTGGCTCCATTTGCCATGACCCATGTGGACTTTTTTTCATTAAATGTTGCGCCAATCTTTGGAAAAATCTGCTTCGTCCGCGCGATAACCTCTCCTAGCTGATTCAAATTTCGCCTGAAGAATATCCCAATCGCGCCTTCGCCATATAAGCTCGAATGCTGCAACCAATCCCCAATTGAACTTTCTGTTTTTCCTCCGCCCCTAGCGCCACCGTAGAAAACCTCAAAAACTGGGCATCGCAGCAAAGCAGTCTGAGGCCCTGGCTGCGGCTCCCATATGATCTTTTGGTGACTTGGATCAAATGCACCGTGTGATCCACTTGTCATAAGCCACCATCTAACGCCTCAGCAGCAGCTTTAGCAGCATTTTTCACTTCTGGTGGGGCAACCTCATCCACCCAATCTTTTGCCGATAAAACAGGCTGAGGCATTGCTACAACAAAATTCTGCTGAATCTTGAGATTGTCAGCCCTGGCACCATAACCGAGCGCCTTAGTAGACATGCGAGAAGCCTCAAGAGAAAACTCATGGTCAACATTTGGCGCATGAAGTTTCTCCAGAACATTCTCTAGGCTCCTCATCGCCACCGCCCTGAGTCTCTCATCAATTGATGCCACCAAGCTTGGATCAATTAAATCCGATTTCCTTTTGGCCATCCTCTCCAAGAATGCATCCGAATTCGTCACCTGACTTAGCCACGACTGCGTATAGCCAAAATGCGCAGCAATCGCATTTTTGCTAACCCCTGGATTGGCCAACATGAAATCCAATATCCCATCATGTGTGTAACTAACCCTTGCAATTGCGTTCGCAGCATATTCCGTTCCCTCCAGTCGATCACTGTGACGAAACTCAAAGCTCATAAATCCTCCTAATACGCGAGTATGACAGCGGGATTGTAGCGAGGTTTTATTTATTTTTTTTTGTTGGGCGAGAGAGGGTGTGGCATACGCCAGTAAACCCACCCCACCCCCACCCCCCCCTGCCTCTGACCCACCCCCATGGGACATCAGATGATGATGGTTTATGTGGGTGGCTTTAGATAGTAGTTAATCTCATTTGCCCAATTTTTAATCAAACAAAAATCGTGCCAGCTTTCTGTCGTGTTGATAATTGTTTACTATCTTATCGGTCGCGCCATCTCCTCCTCTACCACGATTCCGAGCTAGCGTCAATCCTTTTGTCGCTATCCATCAGTTCAAATAAATAGAACTCTCCATTCAATTTCGATGAACAAATAACTCCATCAAACCTGTGTCAAGCCCCTAAATCACCTCAATTATCAACAATGTTAATGCGACCTATTCCCATTTGCTGAAAAACTAATCAAATTATGCCTGTTATTTAAGCAATCCTCCCGAGATGTCCCGAGATGTCCCGAGATGTCCAGACAATCGATACCCCCCCCTCTCTCCATGCTCATGATTGGCATGTGTTGCGCCAATGATACATGTTACATCTGTTACATCTGTTACATATATAATAGAGAGAGAGAGAGGAAAAGGAAAAGGCCGGGGTACCGCTCCCCCGCACATCTCGAGACATCTCTAGACATCTCGGGATGCAGTCATATAATGAGATGCCTGATCTTGGGCGGACGATGGAGCGGATGATGGATAAAGCGCATGGTAAGAGGGGCCAGCCCAATGAGATGCTAGTGCAGCGGTGTTGCGGTCTGTGGTTGCTGGCGCTGAGGGGTGGTATAGACGGGTGCAGGATGGGGCCACTGGATAGGGGCAAGGCTGCCCAGCTAAGGCTAAGCGCGTATAGGGTCATCAAGCATGTCATCACTGATGGTGGTGGCCTGATTAGCCAAGATGACAGGCAGCATCTGGTGAGAGCCAGGGATGATTACGTCATCAGGTGCGCAGAGCGGCCTGATGGCATGTGGGATGTGATCTGGGAGTCATTGGCGCGCAAGTACGCAGATGATCCGATCACGCAGGCGCTGATGGCAGCTGGTCTGCCAACTGGGTTACCCGCGAGTGACGCAGAGCTACAAGCCTCTGCCGCAGCTCTGGCCGAGAGGATGCGATCTGAGGCTCTGGTCGATAGGGCTGCAACAGAGGAGGGGAGTGATGCTGATGCCGTAATGTCGATCGTGCGACGAGCGCAGGCCTACGGGGCACGGCAGAGGTGATGGGATGAGGGTATTTTTGTCGGCAAAATTAGGGTTAACCATAGTTTACATAGGTGGCAGCAAGTAGCATGATTAATCCATATCGGGCAACTTGGAGGCTGTGATGATACCAACTAGACCGGGGCGGATTAAGGCGGTGATGGAGGGCAAGTTGGCCAGACTAAGACATGCAGGGAGATGTGTGATTGACAACAGAGACAGGGCATCGGATATCAAGTATTACTTGGTAGTCGATGAGGTTGTGTTATTTGCAAAGAAATGCAAAATGAAATACGAAAGGTGAGTTGAAATGGAAATGCAAAGTGTGCGCCTGATGGAAATTGGCGAGTCTATGGTTGCTGAGATTGTTGGCTATGACCCATCGGGTGATGAACTGGTAGATATCGAGGATCAGCTAAGTGATAGGTATGCGCATGGTGAGCCAATGAGGGCGTCTATTAATGATGTGGATGTGGATTTTGGTTTGATGGATTGGGTAATAGCAGCAGACTAATATAGTTAATTTCATCGCATTATTAGGGTTTGTCCTAATTGTGCAAAC